TTTAACAGGCGGCACTTTAATAGTTAATGGTAATCAAAATAACACAATTTTAGGTGTTACTTTAGTTGGCAACAATATCTATTTTGGTCAGCCAGAATATTCTGTACACATATCTGGCGATTCTGCCGGCGCTACTGGTGGCCAAAATATAGGTATCAGCATAGCCAAAGCTGGAACTAAAAATGACTGGGCGTTTGGCACAGATGGTGTATTAACCTTGCCTACAGGTGGCGGCGATGAAGGTGGCGAAATTGATTTCACCAAAGCACCTAATAGTACATTGAGCGGTGCAGTGGTTGTTGTTGACCAGTATCAGAATAGACTTAGAATCTTTGAAAACGGTGGAACTAGTCGCGGCGCTTATATTGATTTAACACAGGCTGCGGCAGGAGTGAACACACTACTAAACAATCGTGTAAGTGCTTTTGTCAATGCTGGTACATTTGTCACAATGGACAACTTAAAGGCCACAGTAACAACTAGTAGTAATCGCGGATTGAGTTTGGCTAGTGTATCGGGATCTTTTGTTATGCGTATAGCCGGGACCTATGCTACCCCAGGTGCTACAGGCGGCTCAAGAGCAGATGCAACAGTCACTACTACTCCGTCTGTTTCAATGTTTGATTGGAACTTTGCCGGTGCCGGTGATTTAGCAACATACGTTATTACAGACACAACCAACAGCAGAGCCTATCGCATTACAGTTCAGATAGGTTATCTTTATGCCGATAATATGATTAGTATTGAGAGATTGATATAATAGATAGGATATGTCAAATATGAATAATAGGAATACACAATAATGGCCACACTTAATTTTCCAAATAGCGGACTATTTGTAGGGTATGAATACATTGGTCCAAACGGTATAAAATACACATACGACGGTACTAAATGGAATGGATCTGATTTAGGTATTCAAGGTATTCAAGGTGTCCAAGGCGTGCAAGGTATAACTGGTAACCAAGGTATACAAGGTACTCAATCTAGTCAAGGCACACAAGGTATTCAAGGACCAAAAGGAGAACCAGGTGGAGGAACTGGAGGCGGTGTTCAAGGGCCACAAGGACCACAAGGCGAACAAGGGCCACAAGGACCACAAGGCGAACAAGGGCCACAAGGACCACAAGGACCACAAGGACCACAAGGAGAATCAGGTGGCGGCTACGGCGGTGGTCCAGGTGAGAAAGGTGATCAGGGTGACCCAGGCCCAGGTGTTGCCGCAGGCGGCACTACTGGCCAAGTTCTTGCTAAAATTGACAGCACTGACTATAACACAGAATGGGTCAATGATGCTAAAGATAGATTAGTCAACGGTCTTAACGAAGTTGTACTTGATGCAGATGGTACATTAACATTACCAGATGGTGCCACTATTAAGGACAGCGAAATAACTGCGGCACCGGATAGTCAACTTAGACTTTATGGTGGCACTACTCAAGAAGGATACGGTTACAATATTCAACTGTATGGCGGCGATGCTGCCAGCACCTCAACTGACAGTTACGATGGCGGTCGCGTTAGACTCAATGGCGGACGCGGAGTCAACGGCGGCGTAGGTGGATATGTAAGACTGAGAACTTATGGCAACAATAATGACGCTTACGACTTAAAACTTGAATCTGACGGAACTATATACTTTCCAAGCGGCGCTGGATTTGTAAAAGGTGATATTGGACAACTTAAAACTAGCGGCGACACACTGGCACTGGACTTGCGTGATACAAGTGGTCGTGGTTTTTATACTAATAGCGATGGATTTAGTTTAAAAGGCGATGGCGATAGCACATGGAATTTTGGCACAGATGGCAAACTAACATTACCAAACAGCGGAGTTATCGACGTAGGACTTCAACTTGGTACTACACCAGGACTGATTAGAAAAATTTATAGTGAGTATTCAGGCGGGTATGCTCTCCCTAATCCAACATATAGTGAATTGATAGCATTGATATCCTCGTGGACTGCCGATACTACAGACACAGTAACTCCTATCTCTTGGACTACTATTCCTGATCAAACTTGGGAACTTACTGGATACTTTAGAGCACCAGAAGCTGGAACTTATACCTTTAACGTATCCGCTGACGATTATTATTTCATTGTAATTGATGATGATATCGATCCAGTCCCGGTAATAAACACTTCAGCAGTGGTCGTGCTGACACAGGGACAGGTAGTTTCCTACAAGGTATTGTATGCCAATGTTGCCGGTAATGGTACTCTAGACTTACAATGGAAAAATACCGTTTCACAGATTTCTTATACTAGTGACTTTGGTGGACTAGTTACTACCGATACACGCGGAACTGTAGACCTTACAATGGTTAACAGTAAATGGGCTTTTGGCACAGATGGTACATTAACACTTCCTAATGGCGGAATTATTAACGAAACACAGGTCGAAGTTGTTAATATCAGTGGTGGTGCTATTTCTGTATTAAACCAGCTCTACACTAAAGTTGATGCTAACACTTATTTAGGAAGCAACGATTGCAGGATTTTCACAGAACCTTCGAACCCAGACTTCGGAGGCAAATGGAGGCTTAGAGAAGGTCTTAGTAACGATCGGTATGAATCAATAGATCTAGAGAATTGGACCGTTTTTGTCTATAACGGCATACCACAAGCAGGAGAACCAACTCCCACTGGTACATTAGGTGCGGAGACAACAACTACTAATTTAACAGTAAACAGCAATGATTGGAAGTTCGGTATTAATGGAAACTTAACAACACCAGGTGACATAATACCAGATACCAATAATATACATAATTTAGGTAGTCCAGATCGTCAATGGCATCACTTATATGTGAGCACTGGTTCCATTTACCTTGGTAATATTAAACTCAGTAACGAAAGTGGCAACCTTGCTGTATATAATGTTAACAATGCTGGTGCTCAAAACGAAACTCAAACAATAGTTAAGGTAATTAATTCATCACCAACTGAAAACTTTGTCCAAGATGGAGGCACTGCCAGTGCTGTTTATGATAACTTAATAAGCTTTATCGAATGTGGCGGTTCGGCAAGACGTGGTGCTAGCGAAACTTACGATGGCGGAAATTCCAGCACTACCAACAACACAGTAATTATTAACGGCGGCGGAGCATAATATGTCAAAAAGAATACAACTTAGAAGAGATAGCACCATCAACTGGCAAACCTTAAACCCTGTATTGGCGGATGGTGAACCTGGTCTGAACATTGATAACAATCTAGTCAAATATGGCGATGGTGAAACACCTTGGAATGGATTGATCTATACTGGAGAAGATATTCCACCTTATAGAGGATTTAAAGCCAGTTATGGAAGAGTTTATGATAATGACAGTTCCAATGAAACAACCCTAAGCAAAATTGTAATTTATAAAGAATCTGTGACCCCAATAGTTACCATAGATGATGACGGTGGCGATAGCGATCTTTTTAAAGTTGATGGGTTAATGGGCAGTGACTTTGTTGCTATGTTTGTATTATACGGTGATACTAATGGACCCAAAGCAACTTCATTGTTATTAAGATTTGTTAGAATAGTTATAGATAATATTATCTATGATAATCAAGGTCAGATTCGTAACTTAACCAATTTAAGATCAGCATTTTACGATCAAAATACTTTATTACATAATAGTGCAGGTGGGCTAATTTCTAATTTCCAATTCTTAAATGGTGGCAATTGGCCAACTGAATACATTAATGATGGTGGCAATGACCAATACGATAATGGCAACTACATATATACTGACATCACTGGTGATGGTTATATTGGTTCTAGTACCGGCGCCGTTCCCTATAATGGCGGCAATATCACTGGCGGTACCAGTTATTTTGGATCAGGCAGTACCTATGTGGTAACATATCAAGATAGTATTTTTGGTTTATTTGTTACAGGAGCTAATTTTAATAGTATTAATACTAATGGTGGCAGCGGTGCAGGTAGCCACTCCACCACAGACTGCGGTAGTTTATTTGATGTTGGCTTTGTTCATAGCAACACTACTACTAGTTCAAATCAAATTACAAACACTAGTGGTGGTAACACTTACTCAGTTAGTGTAGGCACTGATGGTGTTGTTACTATGACAACAAGTCGCGGTGGCTTAGAGTTTGGTGCATTACCAGAGCCTGGCGGCACACAGCATTTCCATATTATGCGTCCAGCAGGTGCAACTGATACAGATTTATTCTTTGGCGATGACTTCAACTATGTTCGTCAACGTCCTGCACAATACCAACAAGACCCTGCCTATGGTGTTGAGATTGGCACTAACGATCTCAATGGCGGCAGTCAACACGTATGGCGTTTTGAAACAGATGGTACTACAACATTCCCTAATCCACTTACCGAATATGCCCGCAGTCAAATCTATACTACAAACGGTGGATACCAAACAGTATTTGAAACATTTAGTACCTTTGACGGCCGCGGCTCAGGGCAGAAACTCACACTGGACTATGATGATGCTTCAGTGAAGATACAATCGTGGCCGGGTATAGAATGGAAGTTTGGACAGTTTGGTGATTTAACATTCCCAGAGAACTCTATTGTTACAAATAACACAGAGCTAAAAATAGCAACATCGCCAACAACAACTTATACATTTAATGAAGCCTACTGGGCAGTGCTCCATTCCCCAAGAATATCCACTCCAACAAACAACGCTCAATATTTTTCTTGTAGCGTGGAAGCTAATCAAAACGGAACTTATACCGTTTCCATAACTGGTCCTGGAAATTCGTTTGCACCAGGTAATTGGTTCAAAATTCCTGGCAATGAACTTGGTGGCAGCACACCTGCCAATGACCTACAAATCACTGTTGCTTCAGTAAATCAAGCTGGAGTAATATTGACTACCACTGTTACAGGAACAGCAGTTGGCAAACAATGGACCTTTGGAAGGGATGGTAGTACATCATTCCCAAATAATACAATCAAATCACCTACTGTGGCACAGGTAGGATATCAATTTACTATTGCAACAGGTGTCGGTGGAGCCACAAATAATAATGGAGCCAGTGGTGTTACGCTGACCACTAGTGACGATACTGCCCTGATTCAAGTTGGGTGGACTGCACAGTTTGATAACTATGGGCCCATTGCGGTTGATGATATCTATGTTAATGGGGACGGTACTACATTTATTGGCATGAATAATCGCACAGGGTTTAGTGCTACACTACCAGTAACATTTACCAGCCCCAACTACGCACCAGCATATGTGGAGCCAATCAAATTAAGATCCGATAATCATGAATGGACCTTTGGCGCAGATGGGGGTTTAACATTCCCAGATAGCACAGTACAGACCACAGCCTACACAGGTGGCGGTGCCAGTCTTGGCAATTTTGAGTTCAGTGGAGACACGCTGTCAAACAGATTATCAAATGCCAGCACACTACAAGTGGGCGGCAACAGTTGGATTTTTGGAAGTAGCGGTCAGATAACATTCCCACAAGGCAGTGCCATAGACGAAACTGCTGGAGTTAGTACTAATATCAAAGTCAATGGTAATGCATGGGCGTTTGGCACAGATGGTAAACTAACATTACCCACAGATGGTACAATTTCTTATACTCCAGCTAACTCTAGTGATTGGGCTGGTGATCCACCAACAACAATCCAAGAAGCTATAGATAGAATAGTAGCATCACTACAGGGCATACAGGGTGTAAACAAGCCTTAAAAATACTAAATATAAACAACGGAGATAGCAATAATGACCAGCAAGATTCAATTAAGAAGAGATACAGCCCTTAACTGGACTAATTCCAATGTGGTATTGGCACAGGGTGAACCAGGTTTTGAAACCGACACTAATAAATTTAAAATTGGTGATGGCTCAACTCATTGGCCAATTTTAAATTACGCAGGGGGCGGCGGGGTTGGCATCGGTGATGATGGACAAATTGCCATAGGTAGTGGAACTAGTGATCAAGGTGACACTAATTCCATTGCTATTGGAACTGATGCCGGAATTGAGCAATCAACAGCCACAATTGCAATAGGTCATGAAGCTGGCTATGATAACCAAGATAGAAGTGCCGTTGCTATTGGTCGTGGCGCAGGTCGAAGTAATCAAGGCAGAAGTGCTGTAGCTATTGGACGCTATGCTGGGCAAGACGATCAACAGGATGAAGTAATTGCTATTGGATATTACGCTGGCAACGATAATCAACGTTATCACAGCATAGCGATTGGGGCAGAAGCAGGGGAAAGCGATCAATATTGGGGTGCTATTGCTATTGGTCGTAGTGCTGGCAACACTGGTCAGAGTAATCAAACTATTGCCATTGGTCATCGCGCTGGTGAAGAAGATCAGGAAACACGGTCAATTGCCATTGGCACTTACGCTGGTAATTATCAACAAGGACAACATAGCATTGCTATTGGTGCGTATGCTGGCAATGACGAACAAGGATGGGCTGCAATAGCCATTGGCGAAGAAGCTGGTAACACTAGTCAAGATTTTCGTGCTATTGCCATAGGTCGTTGGGCTGGCGAGAACAATCAAGGTGAGCAATCTGTATCAGTTGGTGCATTGGCTGGTCGTGAAAATCAAGGCGAATATGCTGTGGCCATTGGACGTCACGCTGGTCTTAACCAACAAGGCAACTATGCTGTGGCCATTGGTCAACAAGCTGGCCAAGGAACAGAAGACGATATATATGTTAATGCTGCTCAAGATGTAGGTGATGGTTCAGATTATCTAGTAAAAGTTACAGATGCTAGCCAAGTTAAGATTGGAATGGCAATTTATAATAACGGCTACGGTAATGGCGCCGATACATATATCACTGCTGTAAACTATGGAACTAATACCCTTACAGTTTCAACTCTACCTAATAACGGTCCTATATATGCTGGGGGTCAATTCGTTGTTCAAGGAAGACAAGGAACAAACGCTATTGCTATTGGTGCGTATGCTGCTCAATACTCTCAATACGCTAACAGTATTGTAATCAATGCTACTGGCAGTGAACTAAAAAGTGCTGGCCCAGGAACACTAGTAGTTCAATCACTACGTCAAGTCTCAGGAGGTTCAATTCCTTCTGGATTCTATCAAGTAGCTTGGAACCCAACAACTGGCGAAATGATTGCCATAACACCATAATCAAAGGACTTATATAATGCCACAATTTAATATCACAGCAACATCTGCTGAAAAAAATCTAACAGTAAGTAATACACCAAAATCGCGTGTGCTTAATCCTGGTGAAACACCACCTGAAGTAATTCCATTTCCAAGCCCTGCTGAATTTGCTTCGCAAGATCTAGCTCAAGCTCAAGCAGAAAAATATGCTAAATGGTTAAATCATGATGATCACGAAGGTGCATGGGATTGGGTTGGCTCGGCCACAGCCGTTTAATTAAGGATAAATCATGGCAACATCAGTTCAAGGCGCTCAAGGTACGCAGGGTAGACAAGGTACGCAAGGAACTACTGCACAGGGTCGTCAAGGTCTACAAGGCTCTAATAATGGTCCACAAGGTACACAAGGGCCGCGCGGTGTTGATGGAGCATTTGCTGGACAAGGTGTACAAGGTTCCACAGGTACTCAAGGTGCAGCAGGTACTCAAGGAGCAGCAGGCACTGGAGGCGCCGGCGGTGGAGCAGGTTCAAGATCCACAGCCAGTGCTACTACCAGCTCTATTGCCAACAATGCCAGTGCTGATCTAAGCATTACAGGTTTTAAAGGGTATGTATTGTATAAAGTACAGACTTCAGCGGCTGCTTGGGTGAGACTTTACACTGACAGCACAAGTAGAACCAGTGATAATAGTCGTTCACAAACTTCTGATCCATTAGCTGGTGCTGGTCTAATTACTGAAGTTATTACTACTGGTGCTCAAACTCAAGTAATAACACCCGCAGTCATGGGATTTAACAATGATGGTACACCTGCAACTACTATCTATACTAGAGTAACTAATCTCAGTGGCAGTAGTGCTGCAATCACAGTGACATTGACCTTACTACAATTAGAAGTATAATCATGATATTAGATGACAATATTATACCTGAAGAAAACTTTGCATCAGAACCCAAAAAACCCGACAGCAATAATAGACAAGAATACGTAATTACCCTACGCAGTCACGACGATCTTGATCATTTTTACGATGACATGGAAACACCAGGTGGAAGTTTATACATTCCCGATCGTGCCGTACCAGTAGAGCAAAGATTACCCAGTAGTAGAAATACCAGTTATAGACTCACTGCTGAGGAAGTTGAACTGATTAGACAGGACCCACGTGTATCCAGTGTAGAGCTTCATTTAGACGAAGCCGGTTTAAGAATTATCCCAACTTGGACACAAACTGTTCCTGGTTGGAGTAAAGGTTCATTTATTTCCAACTATGTCAATTGGGGATTAAAAAGATGCATTGACGGATTTAGCCCCGATGGGTGGGGCAACGACATATTTGGCGGCTACGAGCTTCCTGGTGAAACTATAAGTACCACATCTAGTGGACGCAATGTAGATGTTGTTATCTGTGATGACCATATCAAAACTAATCATCCAGAAATGGCTAAAAATGCTGATGGCACAGGCGGAACTAGAGTTATAGAATATAACTGGTACCAACATAAAGATGCTGTCCTTGGCGGTGGCAATGGAACATATACATATGTTGCTAGCCCATCAGGAAATCATGGACCGCTTGTAGCCAGCATTGCTGTGGGCAATACTTGCGGATGGGCCAGAGACGCTAACGTATATATGATTAATCCCTATGGCACTAGTGGTAATAGTCCAGAACCAGCAACTTCTGTTTTTCAATTTGTTAAACAATTTCATCTTAATAAACCTATCAACCCTACTACTGGTCGTAAAAACCCCACTGTTATGAATTGTAGTTGGGAATTTGTAGGCCAACTTTTAAGTTTACCAATAAGCTCAATGAGACATTTAGGTGTGGTATATGATACTAGTACTTGGAGCCTTAATGATTTTGCTTATCCTAGCAGTAAAACTGGTGGTGCCATAACAACAACTGGTATAACTCAAAACTCTAATAAACTTGCTGTACCAGTTCGTGTTTCATACGTTGAGGCTGATATGGCTGATATGGTAAATGCTGGAGTTATTTTGGTGTTTGCCGCAGGAAATTCTTCTCTCAATATGCAAAAATATAATGCCGATGTCAATGATCACTACAATGACTATTTGACTTCTAGTGGCAGTACTTATTATCATCGACAAGGCACCATATCCTGTGCTAATGACACTATATGTGTTGGTGCTGTTAGTTCTAAAGCAAGATCTCAAAAAGCTAGTTTTAGTAATACTAATTCTAGAGTAGACATTTGGGCACCAGGTCAAACTATTGAAGGAGCTAGTAATATCTATCTTGGAGTCTACGATCCAAGAAATGGCAGTTATTATAAAAATTATGGGAATGGCACTAGCTTTGCTGCACCTCAGGTAGCTGGTATTATAGGCTGTATGTTAGAAACTTATCCTTATCTAACTCAAGCACAAGTACGAGATTTACTATTAGATAGATTTGTATCAGTTGGACAAATGCAGGAGGACCCATATAGTACTAGTGATAACGTTGAAAAATTTAACGGAGTCTTTAACTACTTAGGTGGCGCTGCTAATAAAATTGTCTATCTATATCCAGAAAGACCATTAACTGGTAATGTGTTTCCTAAGAAAAATATGAAATCTAGACCAACATCGGGCCAGACATGGCCACGTCCAAGAATTAAAAGAATTTAATTAGCATAGTTAAATACAATATGTCAGTATCATTACAAAAAATTAATTTAGGCGACTACGCCAACGATGGTACAGGTGATGACCTACGTACGGCCTTTGCCAAAGTCAATATTAATTTTGATTCATTAGAAAGCGATATTACCAGCTTGGTCGAAGATACAAGCCCAAAACTAGGCGGTGATCTCAATCTTAATGGATTTAAACTTAAGAGTAATGCCCCTATTAGAATTGAATCTGGTCAGGTCATAGTAAGTGGCACTATGCAAGCCAATCGATTCATTGGACAAATCAGTGACCTAAGTAATCATAAATTGGATGATTTAAATGATGTAGTAGTACCAAATCCAATTGACTTAATAGAGGGTCAGGCATTAGTATACAATGGCGAGGGCAGTTGGGTCCCTGGCAATATTGTTGCACCATCAACTACAGAAGTAGATGGCGGTGGTTCAGCAACTATTTTTAATTTAGACGAGGGAGCAATAATTGACGGGGGCAATGCTTAACTGCTTATGAAAATTGCTGTTTTAACTGGGGTCAGTGGCCTACAAGGCGCCACTATACAGGATCCTGCTAATGGCGGATATACCAACGCTGATTACTATGCCTTTGTTGATCGTGAACATAACTGCAAAGTCTGGCAACAAAGACCTTTACTAGACTTTAGTTTAGATTCATACTTCTATCCTAGACGTAATGCCAAATTGCCTAAAATATTAGGCTTCTTACTCTTGCCTGGATACGACTATTATATTTGGCATGACCATCACTGCGAACTACAAATGGATCCAGAAGAACTAGTCAATACACATGTCAAAGATAAAGACATGGCTGTATGGCGTCATGCTGCTAGGAAATGTGTTTACGAAGAAATAGATCTATTGAATCGTATAAATTTCGATACAAATGAAAGTTTGAACAGTACTTTAGATTATTTTACTCGTATTAATTGGCCTGCTCAATCTGGCTTATATGAACTGACCAGTTTAGTCTATGCTAATACCCCTAAAGTACAGGCAGCATTATTAACTTGGTGGGAATTTATTTGTAAACATAGTAGTCGTGATCAAATTAGTTTTCCTTTAATAGCAAAAAAGCATAGACTAAAATTAGGAATTATGCCAGGCTCTGCTCAACCATATGGTGGTAGCAATGAGATTATGCCTGTAATAAGGGACAAAAATAGCTAGCCAAAATCCTATAAATATAATTATAGGACAAAATCATGCTAGACGTTTGGACACAAAGATCCGGATATAATTTAGGCACTTACGAAGAAAGAACTCAACTTACTATCGCACTGCCCATATCCGCTAACAATGTAAAACTTCATGTAATATCAGGTAAACTACCACCTGGACTAAGACTAAGCGGTGCTAGTATTATAGGCACAGCCTTAGAAGTGGCCAAACGAACTGATTTTGAATTCTGCATAAGAGCCAGCAAAAATAACGAAATTTCAGATAGAACATATATAATCACTATTGAAGGTAGTGATAATCCTATTATCATAAACCCACCTGATTTATTGCCTGTTGGACCGAATGAAACATACTTTATATTAGATTCTAGTCCAGTTGAATTTCAAATAACTGCCACAGATACTGACACTGCTGCGGGACAACGATTAAGATATTTTATAAGCAGCGGAGACGGAACATTGCCCCCGGGCCTCAAAATGAATGAACGTGGGCTTATCACGGGCTTTATAGAACCATTAATTTCATTAGCCTTGAATGAAAGAAATGGAAATTTTGACAAAGGCCTTTATGATAAAAATGGGTTTGACTATGGACTTAAACCAGATAACGGTTTTGACAGTTTTAAATTTGACACTATCAATTTTGATTACTCACTACCCTCAATTGGACCTAAAAAATTAAACAGAAATTATGAATTCATTGTATCAGTCAGTGATGGCGACACTGTAGTCAAAAGGAAATTTAGAATTTATGTAGTTAATGAAGATTTCCTACGTGCTGATAATACCATAATGAGCGCAGGAAATAACACATATACCGCAGCTAATAGCGGCGTTAGAGAACCAATATGGTTAACTAGCTCCAATTTAGGAATACTGAGAGCCAATAATTATCACATAATTAAATTAGATGTATACAATGCATTAGAAGTTGGCGTCATACAATATACTTTAGAACCATCTAATCCAGACAGCACAATTAGTCAATTACCACCAGGACTTAGATTAGACCCAACTAACGGTGAACTATTTGGCATAATGCCATATCAATCTGAAATTGAAGAAATATATCATTTTACCATTAGAGCCAGTAGATACGGCAGAAAAAATGAAGTAGCATCAAGCGATCGAACTTTTACTGTTAGAATTTTAGGAGAAATTAACAGTGAAATGAGCTGGATTAGTCCTGAAAATTTAGGCACAATTGATGCAAACTATGTTAGTACATTAAAAATTCAAGCATCAAGTATATTGTCAGAAGCCAATATTAGGTATGGAATACCACCCAAGGGAGGGGAACTACCACCAGGATTGACATTAGATAGAGATGGTCAAATTATTGGCAAAGTTGAACAATACGGCAACGGATCTGATATAAAGGGCATGATCACTTTTGACAGCAATACTTTTAGCTTAGATGGCGGTGCAACTTCAATTGATAGACGATTTGAATTTATTGTTCGTGCTCAAGATCAGGCAAACTATAGTAAAATTGATCGTAAGTTTGTAATAACCATTAATACTCCAAATGATAGATTATATAGTAATATCTATATTAAAGCATATATGGAGCCATTTAAACCAACCCCAACAACTAGTAAAAGAGCATTATTTAATAAATTTATCAATGATCAAAGCGTATTCACAAAAGAATATATCTATAGATTAAATGACATTAATTTTGGTATTAGAACAGATTTAAAAGCAATTATGTATGCTGGTATTGAAACTAAATTAGCAGCCACTTATATTTCAGCTATTGGCTTGAATCATAAAAAGAAACGATTCCTTTTTGGCAATGTAAAAGTAGCACAGGCTAAAATACCAGGAACCATGACTAATGTATATGAAATAGTCTATGTAGAATTGATTGATGAATTAGAAATTAAAAATAAAAAATTAAAACCTAAAATTAAATTACCAAAAGGATCTGCCACCTTAACAGTTGATGCCAGTAATAAAGAATGGAAACCATTAAGTAATCCAACAAATGAACCGTTTGCGCCATGGCCCAAAGACATTGTCACTGTGGACCAAACTTCCATATTAAGTAGCGACCCCAATGGAAGAGTACGGTATCTTAATACCTATGCCAATTGGAGAGATAGATTAAGATTTTGGAAAAAGACTGATCCTTTAAACCCTTCTGTTATTGTCGACGAATTTATTACCGAACGTAATTATCTCCCATTATGGATGCGTAGTTTTCAAGATGTCACTAGACAAGAATTAGGATTTGTTTTGGCACTGCCTTTATGCTATTGTCTACCTGGATATGCAGAAGAAATAGTATTGAATATCAAAAATTATCAAGAAGTTAATGGTTTTGATTTTAAAGATTTAGATTTTACTGTAGATCGTTATATAATCGATTCTGTAAAACCAAATAATAATGAGCAAAATTATGGCGATAAATATCTCGTATTTAAAAATAACGGAATAATAATATGAGTAGTAATATAAATTTTAATCCAATTGATGAAAGCTTTCCAGTCCAAGGGCAGGACAATTCCAGTCAAGGATTTAGAGAAAATTTTAAATTTATCAAAGACGGACTTTCAGTAGCCCATGTGGAAATAACAGATATACAACAATATGCTGCTTTTAAAAATCAAAATAATAACTTCAATAGCAAAATAATTGAAAATACTATTCTAAACAACGTCTCACAAAAATACTTAGATAACGGTATAGTTTCTGGTGATACCATTATTGATGTACGACTGGCACAAGTTCAAAAATTTACGTTCACTTCTGATGTCACATTGAGTTTTAGTCATTGGCCGTCAAGTAGCGGAACTGTGGACAAATATTATCACATAAAATTACACATATTAAGTAATAAAAGCGGTGCATATAAAATAATTTTTGGCACAGAAAGTAAAGGATCAAGTACTAAAATTAAATATCAAGACTTTGAACTAGATAATGCCAATCATTTTTATTTGTCATTGCCAATTTCAGGTGCTGAACAGGTCGTTGAAGCTTGGACCTATGACGGCGGAGTCACTGTTTTTATTAAATATCTAGGTGAATTTATATGATGTTCAATCCATTAATCAATATGTCCACCTTAAGTGATAGTGAATTAGAAAAAAAAATTCAGGAACTTACTAGCAAATACTTTCAATCTAACAATGGCGATGTCAAAGTACAAATTATGAATTTTTTAAACATCTATAAGCAAGAATTAGGTGATCGTCGAGCTCGTGAATGGGAAAAACAATCCAAAAAAAATAACAAAGATCTTGACAATCTCATCAACGTCAACTAAAATAGTTGGATGAGAACTGACAAATTTGGCAACATAATCTATGACGTTAACGATGTGGTAGAATTAATCTACTCTGATAAAGAAAACTTATTAGATAAAATCTATTCTGAAAACAACGACGAGTTTAAAAACTTGCCAACTAAAAAAATAGACACCAATATCTATAATATAAGCATTGAAGAGTTTGATCGAGTTTGTCAAAGTGAATGGCTCATGCCAGATGAATATAAAAAACTTAATATAGTAGAATTTGTCTTAGATCAAACCACCAACGAAGAACAATATCAAAGAGCAGTAGAAGAATTAACTGAATATGAAAATAGAAATATGTTCGATCTGCTTCGTTGGCTTAAATACGTAGTAGACACCTGTAGAGCTAATAACATAGTTTGGGGTGTTGGTAGAGGCAGTAGTGTGGCCAGTTATGTACTATATCTATTAGGAGTACATCGTATAGACAGTATTAAATACAGTCTAGATTGGCAGGAATTTCTAAGATAAAGGAGAAATATTATGGCAATGAAAGAAGTAGCAAAAAAAGTGCATAGAAGTATGCAGGGCATGGATGTTGATATGGAAAAATTAAAAGCCCAAAATGAACTAGCATTGGCTGTGGGCAATGCCAGAGTAAATGCTCGGGGTGATGAAATTGGTCCAGGTGGTAAAATTATTCGTAAGCGTGAAGACATCATGCAGGAATATTACAAAGGCAAAACAGAATAAGAGGCAAAAATGGTAAGAGGACGAGTAATACCTATTAGAGATAATGTACTGGTTGCAGATATGGAGTTTGATATTAGAACAACTGCATCTGGTATTATATTACAAAATGACGACGGCAAAACAGAAGGTATTCGCCCACGCTGGGGTAAGGTCTACGCAGTTGGCCCTGAACAAACTTCAGTTAAATTAGGAGAATGGATTCTAGTAGAACATGGTCGTTGGACTAGAGGAATTGAAATAGAAAATGAGGACGGCACTATTACTACTATTCGTAGAGTAGATAATGATTGCATCCTAGCATTAAGTGACGAAAAGCCCAGTGAATTTTAAAATTACTAGGTTGGTGAATAGGGTCATTGACTGGCCCTATTTTTTTCTGTATAATAGAGTCATAGAGAGGTAATTATGAAAGAACTATGGGTAGAAAAGTATCGTCCTAACTCACTTGATGGATACGTGTTTAGAGATGATCATCAACGCAATCAAATTGAAAAATGGATTGAAGAAGGTGGGATTCCCCATCTTTTGTTCAGTGGCAGTGCAGGAGTTGGCAAAACCACATTGGCTAAGATCCTAATTAAACAATTGGGTATGAAACATACTGATGTACTCTATGCTAACGGCAGTAAAGAAGCTAGAAAAGTTGAATGGGTAGATAAACTAATCAACTTTTGTCAAACAATGGCATTTGGTGATTTTAAAATTGTACTCATTGACGAAGCCGATTACATGAACCCTAACAGCGTTCAACCAGCATTACGTAATCTTATGGAAGAGTACCACGAACATGTGAGATTTATTCTTACCTGTAATTATCCAAATAAGATTTTGCCAGCTATTCATAGTCGTTGCCAAACATTCCATATAGAAAAAAATGACATTGTAGAATTTACAGCAAGAGTAGCCACTATCCTAGTCAATGAAAACGTAGATTTTGATATTGATGCATTGGATTCCCATGTTCAAGCAACTTATCCAGATTTGAGAAAGTGTATTAATAACGTTCAAATGAATATTGTTGACGGTGTTTTACAAACCAAAGAATCTAAAACAGACAGCAAAGATTATAAATTTGAAATGGTAGAGCTTTTTAAGAATGGTAAAATAGGCGAAGCCCGTAAATTAGTCTGTAGCCAAGCTAGACCAGAGGAAATGGAAGAAATCTATCGTTGGCTCTATGACAACATAGAGATCTTCGGCGACGATGCTAGCCAAGAAAAGGCTATTTTAATTATCAAGCAAGGACTGGTAGATCATACCTTAGTCAGTGACGCAGAAATTAACTTAGCTGCCACATTAATTAGACTAAGTCACATATAAAAAAAGGGGCCTAAGCCCCTTTTTTAGTCTCCGTATATTGACAATACCTCTTTTACGGCATCATGTCGTTCAATATCCTTATGGGTAAAATGAACAATGTCAATATGTTCTAATTTTTTGTGCTTTCCTAGTAGGTTGCAAAAATCAATTAAACCATTATCTTGAAGTCTATCTGCTTGAGCCAAGTCTCCTGTTACAATCATTTTTGAATTCTCTCCTAAACGTGTTAAGAGCATTTTCATTTGATTGGTTGTGGCATTTTGCATTTCATCAGCTATAATCCAAGAGTTCTTAAAAGTACGTCCTCTCATATAGGCCAACGGGCTTATTTCAATAATGCCTTCCATTAACATGTCTGCTACATCTTTTTGTTGATAATATTCTCCTAAAACATCAAAAATAGGTCTGGTCCATGGTGCCATTTTTTCATTTAGGTCACCTGGTAAAAACCCTAAGTCTTCATCTACACTTACGGCGGGTATTGTTACTATGAGCTTGTCTACTTTGCCCTCTTGAAAAAACTTGATTCCTGCTTGAACAGCCAATAAGGTCTTGCCTGTTCCTGCTGGCCCAATAGCAAATAATATACTATTATCTTCATTTTGAAGTTTTTGTATATAAATTCTTTGGGTTTCATTTCGAGGATACAAATGCACCCTACAGTTTTTTTGGGGAATAAATGTGGCGAAATCTATCACATTTACATTAGAGGTAAAGCGTTTTTTCACTCTTTTGCTCATCAATTAACTCCTACTTAGAAAAGTAGGACTTGTAGTACCGCCCGATATCTACAGAGGTCCTACAAATTTATTTAATCGTCTAAGGATAAAATCAAAGGTTATACTAAATTTTTCTAGTGATAAATAATATTAGTAATTATAAACCCACTATGAAAGACATTTTAGACGTTATTCGCAATGTAGACACTATCTATAATAATAATAGCAGCCTAGCTGTATT